GGCCGGAAGATCGCCGACGCCTTCCTGGCGGCCGTGCAGGACTTGCGGGATAACGCCGACCTGCAGCGCATCGCCGCCGCGATAGAGGCGGGCAACCTCGATGCGGCGATCCAGGCCATGCACCTGGACCCCGCGGCGTTCGGCGTGCTGCAGGACGCCATCTCGGCGGCGTACACGGCCGGCGGACAGGCGGCAGTATCGACCATGCCGCCGATCAAGACGCCTCAGGGCGCCGCTGTCGTGGTCCGCTTCAACGGCCGCAACCCGCGCGCCGAGCAGTGGCTCAAGACCGAGTCCAGTCAACTGGTCACCCGCATCATCGACGACCAGCGCACGGCCATCCGCCAGGCGCTCACAGCCGGGATGCAGAAGGGCCAGAACCCCAAGACGGTGGCGCTGGACATCGTCGGCCGGGTCAACCGGGCCACGGGCAAGCGGGAAGGCGGGACCATCGGCCTGACCGGCCCGCAGGAGGAGTTCGCGCGGACCGCCGCCGACGAGCTCGCCTCGGGAGATCCGGCCCAGCTGCGCAACTACCTGACCCGGGCGCGCCGGGACAAGCGCTTCGACCGCACCGTGCAGAAGGCGATCGACAGCGGCCAGCCGGTGCCGGCGGACATCGCGGGCAAGGCGGTGCAGAGCTACAAAAACCGGCTGCTGCAACTTCGTGGCGAGACGCTGGGCAAGCACGAGGCGTTCGGCGCCCTGGCCGCGTCCAAGCAGGAGGCGTTCCAGCAGGCGGCGGACACGGGGCAGGTCGCGGCCTCCGCGATCACCAAGAAGTGGCGGCACTTCGCCAACGAGCACCCGCGGGTTCAGCACGAAGAGATGGCCGGCAAGAGCGTGAGCCTGAACGAGCGCTTCGTGCTCCCCGACGGGACGCAGATGCTCTATCCGCACGATCCTTCCGCGCCGGCCAGCCAGACGCTCGGCTGCCACTGCATGGCCGATTATTCGATCTCGTTTCTGGACGGTCTCGACTGACATGGCCCAGGGCTTCGACGCGCAGGTCTCGGCCTGGGTCGCCAAGACCCAGCGCCGGATGAAGGCCGTGCGCGACGAGAGCACCCAGCGCGTCCTGGCGGTCGCCAACACGACAGTCGGGGAGGGCGGCAACCTGCCGTTCAAGACCGGCTTCCTGCGCGCCTCGCTCAAGGTCGGGATCGGCGCGGTGCAGTTCGCGGCGATCAAGCCTGCGGCGGATGGCGCGGTCCCCAGTTATGACGCCAGCGCGGCCGCCCTGACCATCTCCAACGCCAAGATCGAGGATACGATCACGGCGATGTGGACCGCGGCCTATGCCGCCCGGATGAACTACGGCTTCGTCGGCAAGGACAGCCTGGGCCGCGAGTACAACCAGAAGGGCTACAAGTTCCGCGACCTGGCGGTGCAGCAGTGGCCGCGCATCGTCTCGGAGGTGTGCAAGGAAGCCCAGACGAGGAACGGCGAATGAGCGCGACCGGCAAAGCCGCCCAGATCCTCGACACCCTCTTGGCGCGGATCGCGGCCCTCGACCTGACCACCCTTCTCGGCGCCGGCGCGCGCGTGGCCTACCCGGAGCCATCGACCACCTTCGCGCCGCCCGCCGACGGCAAGTACCTGGCCGTCAGCTACTTCCCGAACCGCCCGGCGGCCGAGGGGCTGTCGAGCGGCCGCGTCGACCAAGGCCTGCTGCAGGTCTCTGTCGTCTGGCCGAGGAACCAAGGCCTGATCAAGCCGGCGCAGGTTGTGCAGGCGGTCATCGACCACTTCCCGAACGGCCTGGCGCTGGTCAGCGGCTCGACCCGGGTCAAGGTCAGCGGCAACCCGTGGGCCGCGGCGCCGATCACCGACACCGACCGGGTCTCCTTCCCGGTCACCATTCCCTGGACGGCCTAGCCGCCTAGGACCGCCCTTCACCGCCGAGATGGGCGCCGGCTTCATCCACAACAGCGAAGGAGCCTCCTCCCATGGCGGAAGGCAGCACGGGCGCAGGCGCCCGCATCTACATCGGCACGGCGGCGAACAGCACCGCCGACGACGAGTCGGCCTATGCCGCGCTCAGCTACACCGAGATCGGCTCGGTGGAGAGCATCAGCGAGTTCGGCGACAGCGCCCAGTCGGTGACCTACATGACCCTGGCCGACGGCCGGGTGAAGAAGTCCAAGGGCGGCAAGGACGCCGGCGACGTCACGATCACCTGCATCCACGACCCGCTGAACGCTGGCCAGAACGCCATGATCGCCGCCGAGGGGACCAACTTCGAGTACCCCTTCAAGGTGGTCCTGGCCGACGCCGCCGACGCCAACGACACCGACAGCACGTTCTATTACCGGGCCCGGGTCATGTCGAAGCGCCTGAACCCCGGCGACAACAACACCGTGATCAAGCGGACCTTCGTCACCGGCATCGTCTCCGAGCCGGTCGAAGTCCTCTCCGAGGCGGTGAGCGGGCCGTAGCCGGCCGCCGCTTTCCAGCCCAACAACAGAACAGCTTCCTCCCAACCTTTAACGCTCAGGTCGCGCCTGAGCGTCCTTTTGCAAGGACATCCCCATGACCGAGAAAGTCTATTCCCCCGACGACGGCGCCGAAGTCGAGCTCGCTGGCATCGACGGCACGCCGCTCTACAACGAAGACGGCACGCCGATGACCATCACTGTGCTCGGCGTCGACTCCGACGTGTGCGTGGCCGCCAAGCACGCCACGGGTAACCTGCGGATGAAGCAGGGGGCGCGCGGCGTGCAACTCACTTCCGAGACGATGGACGCCCAAGCTGTCTCGCTGCTGGTGAAGTGCACGACCGGCTGGAACATCACCCCCTCCAAGCTCGTGCCTGGCATCGATCCCGGACTGGGCGAAGGCAAGGTACCGTTCAACGCGGCGGCGGTGAACAAGCTGTATTCCAACCGCAAGCTTCAGGTCATCCGAGATCAGCTCGACACGGCGATGACCGAGCGCGCCCGTTTTATGAAGGCCTCGCCGGCGACCTGATCGCCTACGCCGAGGCCTCCAGCCGGAAGAACGTCAAGCCCGACGATCTGCCGGAGTTCCCGTTGGAGCTTCGCTACCTGTGGGACTTCTACGGTCGCCTATCCCGCCGCCGGCAGGCCGGGATGGCGGCTAATCCCCTGACCTACTGCGAGCTCGAGGCTTTCGAGCGCAAGGCCCTGGTCCACTTCTCGGCCTGGGAGGCGGACCTGCTCATGCGCGTCGATGACGCCGTGATCACGGTGTGGGCCGGCCAGATCACCAAGCCCAAGGGCCGCGAGAAGACCGCCGATGGCGCGATCCCCGTGTCCAACCCCACGGGCCTCAAGGCCCTGTTCCGCGGCCTCATGGGCCGAAAACCGAAAGGAGGCTGAGCATGGCTGACGACATCGCCACTCTCGGCCTCCGCGTCGAGAGTCAGGGTGTAGACCAGGCCAACAAGGGCCTGAACGACCTCCAGGGCAACGCCGGCAAGGCGCAGAAGGCGACTGACGCCCTTGCCGGCAGCTCGGACAAGGCCTCGGCGATGCTACTCAAGCACGTCCAGGCCATCCAGGCGCAGGTCGGCGAGTTGGTGAAGCTCCAACAGGCCCAGCTTCAGGCCACCCAGGCGGCCCAGGCCGGGGCCCAGGCCCAGACGGCTGCTGCGGCGGCCACCCAAGCCCTGTCGACGGCCAACATCCGCATCACGGCGACATACACGCCGCTGAAGCAAGGGATCAGCGCCACCGCCGCCGCATCGGGCCAATTGGCGCAGACCCAGGCCCAGGCCGTGTCGGGATCGGCCGCCGTCGTCGCCTCCGTCGAGCGCCAGGCCAGCGCCTACCGCGACATGGCCGAGGCGATCGAACAGCAGCAGACCGCGCTCAGGGCTCAGGTCGGGGTTGGCGCGTCCAGCGGCGCCGCGGCTCAAGGCGGCGCAGCCCAGGCCAATGCCACAGCCCTGATGAACCTCGGCAAGCAGACCGCGGCCGAGGCGGAAGAGACGCGCAAGGCGGCCATCGCTCATTCGAACGTCACGGCCGTTCTCGGCCTGCAGGGCGGCGCGCTGAAGCAGTCGAAGACCGATCACGAGGCCCTGGCCGGCGCGATGGGCCTGACCGCCTTCCAAGGGCGCATGGTCGCGCTGCAAATCCCCGACATCGTCCAGGGCCTGCTGTCGGGGCAAGGCGTGTTCCGCACCACGATCCAGCAGGGCGGCCAAATCGTGCAGATCCTTGGCATGGGCCCAAACGGGTTCGGCGGCGCCCTGTCGGCAGTGCTGAGGTTCCTGCCCGGGTTGCTCGGCTTCGGCGCGATCGCCGCGATCTTCGGCACGTTGGCTACAGCCGTGCTGCGGGGACGGCAGGAGTTCGCCGCGCTGAACAACGCCTTGGCCGTGACCAACGGCTATTCGGGCGTCACGGCCAACAACTTCGAGAGCATGGCCCGCCGGATAGCCGCGGCGACCGACACGACCGTGGGCGCGACCAAGAGCATGGTCATGGCCTTGGTCGAGCAGGGCCAGCTTTCTGGCCAGGCCCTGCAAGAGGCCGCGACCTACTCGCAGAAGTTCGCCGAGCTTTCCGGCCAGGACGCCAGCAAGGTCGTCGCCTCGTTCGCCTCGATGAGGGACGGCGTGACGGCCTTCGCGATCAAGCACGTCCAGTCCTACCACGACCTCACCCAGGCCCAGGTCGACGAGATCGCCAAGCTTGAGGAAGAGGGGAAGTGGCACGAGGCCCAACTGCTGTTCTTCCGTGACGCCAACAGCGCGATCCAGAAACACGTCGTCCAATACGGCTACATCGAGACCGCCCTGCACAAGGTCGGCGAGGCGGCCTCGTCGATGTGGGACAAGCTGCTCGGCCTCGGCAAGCCGAAGACCCTGGACGACCAGATCAACGACCTGAAAGGCGTGCTCGACAAGAACGCCGAGGGCCTGCGGCTCCGCTCAATGGGCTTCGGCGTCTCTCCGGGCATGTCGCAAGGGGCCATCGCCGACACCGTCGACCAGATGGCCCGGCTGTCGTTCCAGAAGGACCAGGAGCACGTCAAGACGCTCGGCCCCCTCGGCGACATCGGCGATCCGCTCGCCGCCCAGAGCCAGACCTCGGCGCAGCAGGCAGCCGTGCTGCAAGCGCTGGCGGCTCGCGCCCAGGCGGAGGCCGGACTGACCGCCGACGTGGTCAAGCAGGCAGACCTGCAGAAGCAGGCCCTGCGCTACCAGACCGCCGCCGACCAGGCGCGACTGCAGCAGCAGATCATCGACCTCAACCTCGACAAGAGCCTGAATGACGCGCAGCGTGGCGCCATCGCTGGCGCAATGCGGCGCGCCGCCGGCATCAACGCTCAGGCCAACGCCGATCGCGCTAAGCAGATCGACCTGCAGACGCAGGACAAGCTGCAGCAGCAGGCCGCGGACCTCGCCATCGCCCAGAACTCCGCGGCCACCTCGATCCTCGACGCCCAGCAGGCCCTGGTCACGGACATCAGCGAGCGCGCCAAGATCGAGACGACGCTGCTGAACCTGGCCGATCAGAGCGCTATCGCCGAGCAGCAGAAGGTGATCGCCTCGGCCAAGCTCGGCCAGGCCACCGAGGCACAGGCTAAGGCCGCGCAGGTCCAGATCGACGCCATCAACAGCGCGCACGGCTACAAGCAGCAGCTGATCGACCAGCAGAAGGTGGTGGACCTGATCCACCAGCAGGCTGGCGTTCAGCAGGACGCCCTGCAAAACCAAGCCGAAATCCTGTCGAGCCAGAAGGACACACTGGAGTACGGCTTCCAGCGCGACACGCTGGACAAGCAGATCCTGGCCGTCGAGCAGCAGATCGCCACGAGCAAGGCGCAGGAGGCGCTGGCGGCGGTTGAGGCGACCCACAACCAGGTCGCCATCGCCCAGGCCCGGGCCGATCTCGCGGCGCTGGAGAAGGTGCAGGCCAACCAGACCAAGGCCGCCCAGGACACCTTCCTGCAGTCCTACAACAAGATCACCGGTTCGCTCGACAGCATGTCGTCGGCCTTTAACAAAGGCGACTACGTCAACGCCTCGGCGAACCTGCTCAACGCCATGGGAACGGCGGCCAATGCGCTGGGCATGCAAGGCTTCGCCGGCATGATCGGCCAGTTGAGCAGCGTGGTCCCCGAAATTGCGGCGGCCATGCAGCTCAGCCAGGCGTTGGGCAATGCCCTGACCTCGGCCTTCGGTGGCGACAAGAAGGTGGCCAACGAAACGTCACCCTTCGCCGGCGGCCTCGGTGGGTTCCTGATCGCCAAGTTCAACCTGTTCGGCCTCTCCACTGCCCACGACGATGCGGCCAAGGCGGCGGCCAAGCAACAGCTGGCCGACCTGGCGACGACGACGGCCGCGGCCTACGCCATCCTGCAGCAGTCGACCCAGAATTATTCGAGCGCCATCCTCGAGTTCTATTCCGCCTCGGGCCAGGCCCAGAAGGGCCTTGAGGAACAGCGTCGCCAGGAGCTGCAGGGCCTCGATGACGCGACTGCGGCGATCAAGAAGCAGACGTACGCCTGGCAGGACTACAACACCGCCATCTCGGCGGCGAACGACAACGTCTCGACGGCGGCAAGCGCCCTGTCCGACATCGCCAACGCGGCAAAGTCTGCCTCGGACAATCTCGCCGATCTGCTGCAGAGCCTGCTGACCGGCGATGCGGCGATGAACGACCCGGCGCGCCAGTTCGCGCTCACCAAGTCTCAGCTCGCCGGGATCAACTCCCGCGTGACGACCGGCGACACCTCGGCGCTCGGCGATGTCCAAGGGGGCGTTCAGGCGTTCCTCGACGCCGCCAAGGCCTTCGCGCCGGACAAGGCCTCCTACGATCGCGATCTTGCTTTCGCCCGCCAGTCCGCGACTGCGGCGAAGGCCCAGGCCGACAGCCAAGTCTCGATCGCGCAACAGCAACTCGACGTGGCCAACGCCCAGGTCGGCGGCCTACAGACGGTCAACCAGAGCGTCCTGACGGTGGCCCAGGCAGTCGCGAACTTGCAGGCCGCCTTGACGGCCCAAGCGGGGGTCGCTGCCACGGCGCCGACGACCACGCCTGCGGCGTCCAATCCAGGCGGCGGCTCCTACACCTCGACCCATGGCGACTACGCCGCCTACGTCCAGCAGAGCCCGGACCTGCTGGCCTCCTACAACTCGGTGAAGGACAACCCGGTCTGGCAGCAGACCATCCAGGCCGCCGGACTGCAGCCGACCGTCGCCGGCTTCGGCCAGTTCCAGTGGGAACATTCCGGCATGCTGGAGAACCGCCCGGTGCGGCCGTTCGCCAAGGGCGCCGCCTTCACCAACGGCGTGGTCAGCAGCCCGACCCTGTTCGACATGGGCCTGATGGGCGAGGCGGGGTCCGAAGCGATCATGCCGCTGCACCGCGGGCCGGATGGCTCGCTCGGCGTGCGGGCCATGAACGACAACGGCGGCTGGGGTGCGGTCGTCGACCGCCTGGAGAGCATCGAGGCGGAACTGCGGGGCTTCCGCACCGAGGCCAAGGTCGGCCAGGGCTTCCTCAAGAACATCCGCGACCTGTTCCTGCGCGTCAGCCGTGACGGCGACTCCATCCAGACCGAACTGAAGGTGCCTGCCTGATGCTGGTGATCCCGCCCATCACCATCGGCGACCTGCAGCTGATCTCCAGCACGGTCAGCGAGCCCGACGCCGGCGAGACCGCCTGGGACGCCGCCACGGCCTACGCCATCGGCGACAAGGCCATCCTGGTCTCGACGCATCGGGTCTATCAGCGCCTCGTCGCCGGCACGACCGCGACCAGCCCGGACCAGGACTCGGAGAACTGGAGCGACATCGGCGCCACCAACAAGTGGGCGATGTTCGATCTGCTGCGGAGCGCCGGGACCACGGGCCCGACGCCGCTGACGGTGATCATCGCGCCCGGGCAGCGGGTCAACGCCCTCGCGCTGGTGGGGCTCGACGCCGACGAAGTGACCATCGAAATGGTGAGCGGCGGCGCGACCGTTTACTCGGTGACCGAAGACCTCAACCTGCGCGAGGTCACCACTTGGTCGGACTACTTCTTCGAGCCGTTCAGCTTCCGCCAGACCATGATCCGCCTCGACCTGCCTGCGTTCTCCGGCGCGCAGATCACGGTGTCGATCTCGAAGGCGGCCGGCGACGTGACCTGCGGCGGCCTGATCGTCGGCAAGTCGGTCGAGCTCGGCGAGACGGTGCAGAACCCGGTCTCCGACGTGCTCAACTTCTCGACCATCGACCGTGACATCTTCGGCAACGCGATCCTCGTCCAACGCCGCAATGTCCCCAAGACCACGCAGACGGCGATCTGCGATCGGGCCGCCGTCGACAAGATCCGGGCCGTGCGCGACGAGCTCAACGCCGTCCCGGCGGTCTGGTCCTGGCTCGACGACGAGACCAGCGACGCCTTCGAGAGCGGGGTGATCTGCGGCGTCTACAAGTCGTTCTCGATCACCTTCGACCAGCCCTTCACCGCGACCATTCAGCTCGAAATCGAAGAGGTCTGATCCGTGACCACCATTCTTCCGACCCCGCCGTCCACCTCGGATCCGGCGAACTTCGACGCGCGCGCCGATGCCTTCCTCGGAGCGCTGCAGCCGTTCTCCGTCGACATGAACGCCCTGGCCACCAACCTCGGCGGCGCCCAATTCATCGGCTCCAGCAGCTCCAGCGTCGCCGTCGGGACCGGCTCGAAGTCGTTCGCGGCCACGACGGGGCTTTCGTGGGCCATCGGCCAGCCGCTGATGATCGCCAGCGCGGCCGATCCGTCGAACTACATGACCGGCCAGGTCACCGCCTACAACTCGGGCACCGGAGCTCTGACGGTGAACGTGGCCTCGGACGGCGGTTCAGGCACGCACGCCGACTGGGTGATCTCGCCCGTGCCCGTAGACGGCTCGACGGCCTACACCGGCAGCCTCGCCGTGCCGGGCTGGCGCAAAGCGCCCGACGGCTACATGGAGCAATGGGGCACCGTGGGGCCGTTCAACGGCGAGGGCGTCATCTCGGTGACCTTCCCGCAGGTGTTCCCGGCGGCGATCTTCGGCGTGCAGTTGACGCTCGTCCTGAGCGCCACTGGCGGCGCTAACGATTATTGGGCCCAGACCTACAACAAGACGACGAGCGGAGTTGACGTGCAGGTCCAGCTGGCGCCGGGCCCTGGCTCGACTACCTGGCCGGTGAACGTCGACTGGAAGGCCTACGGGAAGTAGCCGGTGCAGGCCAAGCCGCTCGTCGTCATCAAGGAGTTCGCGTCCGACCTGAAGAAGGGCGTGACGCTGCTGCTCAACGCGGCGCGGGCGGAATCGGCGTCGCTCAACCTGCCCCATGGCGTCGCGCCCGACAGCGACCACATCCAGGACGGCGACCTGTGGACCACGACAGCGGGGGTCTACGTCAGGATCAACGGCCATACGGTCGGGCCCCTGATCGACGCCGCTTCACTCTTGCGGATGACCATGACGGTCGTCGCGGGTTCGCCTCCCGGCGCCGGGACCAACGTCATCCTCGCGACCCCTGGAGCCGGGACGTGGACTGTCCCCTCTGACTTCCCCGGGACGGGCATGGCGGAGGCCATCGGCGCTGGCGGCGACGGCGGCCTGAGCGACGGCGGCGGTGGTCAAGGTGGATCGGGCGGCGGTGGAGCTTATGCCAGCACGACGTTCACAGCCTCGCCGGGCGACGTCATCTCCTACCAGGTTGGCGTCAATGGCGGGTCTCAAGGTGCGATCATCGGGTCTCCCGCGCCGGGTCCGGGCACCGCCGACACCTGGTTCGACAGCGCGACAGCGACTTTGTATGCCCAAGGCGGCAGCTCGGGCGGTACGAGCATCGCGGGCATCGGCGGCTCCTCTGCAGGCGGCGTGGCCGGCTCCAGCACCGTCACGGCAGGTGGCAGTGGGGCCGTGCCCGGCGGCACAGGCGGCGCAGGCGGGGGTGGGGGCGGTGGGGCAGGTGGCCCGAATGGAGCAGGCGCCGACGGCGGCTCGACAGGCCACGGCGGCACAGGCGCTAATGGCGGCGGGGGCGGCGGCGCGAACGGCGGCACGGCCGGCACGGACGGCAACCTCGGCGCCACGGGCGGCCAGAATCGCAATGCCGCGGGCGCGGGCATTGGCGGGACTGCTTCGGGCGTAGCCGGCGCAGCGGGCGCGGATGGCGGTGGCGGCGGTGGCGGCGGTTACATGGCCCAAGGCGGCGCCGGCTCCATGGACCCGATATGGAGCGACGGCGTCAATACGTACGGTCCTGGCGGCGGCGGTGGCGGCGGCGGCAACGGCTTTTTCGACCCGCCGGGCTTTGGCGGCAATGCGGGCGGCTATGGCGGCGGCGGCGGCGGCATGGGCAATGGTTTGCCCGCCCAAGCGAGTGAGGGCACGCCCGGCCTCATAGCGATCAGCTACGCGATAGCGACTATCGCCGGGGGGCCTGGCCATCTTTATTCCGACAGCGACGTGGCCACGGTGATTCCCGCGGACGCTGCGACGAGCGACCCGACGAGCGGTTCCTACCGGCCGTGCAATTGCTGGATCAGTGCTGACGCCACGATAGGCGACGACGTGCTGATCTATATGCCCGGCCAGTTCGTTGCGACGCCGGGCCTGACACCCGGCGCCGCGTATTGGCTGGATGAAGGCGGGGGGGTGAGTGCGACGCCTCCCGTGACCGCCGGCGCTCTCGACCAGCTGCTCGGCTGGGCCAACGAGGACGGCAGTAAGCTGTTCTTCGCGCCTGAACGAGGCATCGGCGCCTAACCCTAAGGGACATCATGAAGCGATTGATCGTGGGCCTGCTGGCCCTCTGGCTGGCGTGCGCGCCCGTTGTGGCCCCGGCGGCCGACAAGACCCCGCTGGCCAATTACGGCGGCGGGGCGATCACCATGAAGGCCGGGGATACGGTCCCCGTGGCCAACGGCGGCACCGGGGCGACGACAGCCGCCGCCGCGCGGACCAACCTCGGAATTACGGCCGGCATCACGACCACGGGCACGCCAGCTTCCGGCAATCTGACCAAGTTCTCTGGCTCAACTTCGGTCACCAACGGCGACCTCTCTGGCGACTGCTCAACCTCGGGCACGCTCAGCCTGACCTGCAGCCTTCCTGTGGGTCACATCGCGTCCGTGAGCGCCAACACCGTCGTCGGCAATGGAACAGGCTCCAGCGCGTCGCCCTCGGCACTGTCGATGCCGTCGTGCAGCGCCTCGTCCAGCGCCCTGACCTGGACCTCGGCCAGCGGGTTCGGCTGCAACACGATCAGCGGCGCGACCATCTCGGGCACGCCCACGACCGGCAACTGCGCGTCGTGGGCCAGCTCCACGGCGCTTCAGGACGCGGGGGCGGCGTGCGGCGGCGGGGGGGGCGGCGGCGCGCCGGGCGCGTCCTATAGCACGCCGACCCTCGCCAGCTTTACCTGGCTCAATCAGCAGAGCGCAACGGCGACGCAGACCGTTTCGGGCCAGGCGATCGCGCTGAACACCACCAACACCTCCCAGGTCTCGGCCCTCGGCCTATCGCCGCCGTCCTGTCCCTACAGGCTGAGGGCTCAGCTCGTCGGCTATTCGAAGGGCGGCGGCAGTCCGTCCCAGTTCGGCGGCATCGGATTTTATGATGGCACGAAGCTGAGCGTCCTCGGATCGTGGGGAGCGACGGCGAGCATGATCGTCGGCCATCTGAGCACGGTGACCGCCAACACCGGGACGTGGGGCGGTGGCGTCTCCAGTTGGGCATCCGCGTCCTTTATGCTGATGCCGTCCGCGTGGGTGCAGATCCGCAATGACTGCACGACGCTCTATTATGATCAGTCGATGAGCGGCCAGAACTTCACCAATCAGTACAGCGAGGCCATCGGCACATTCATCTCGACGCCAACCAAGGTCTTATTTGCCGGGGCCGGTGCCTCCGGCTCGGGCGGCGTGGTGGAGCTGCTGAACTGGTCAGTGTCGAGTACGTCGAGCCTCAACTGAAGAGGGGGTGGCGCGATGAGTGCGGTGGCGTATGAGCCTATACATTAAAAACCCAACTCCGAGCAGTACCAGCGCGGAAAGTACCAGAAGGCCGCCTGAAAGTAATTTGAGGCTCCAGAAGAGGTCTTGGGCTCCGCTGTATTCAGTCATCTGCGGCTCTTCTCAACCCTGCCGTCCATCGCCGTCGCGTTGTCCAATTCAGGGCGGCGCCGGCGTCCGAAGGCGTTCGTCCAGCCGAACTGGAGCACGCTTCTAGCCGCCGAAACGGCCATTTGAAGGGCGAAGATCGAACCCACAGCAAGCAGTATGGCGGCGAAGGTCTTGAGGGATTCGACGAGACTGCTCAT